CACCCGGAAGAGCAGCGACTTCTCGATGGGGATGGTGACCATCTTGTAGTACGGGGGAGGGATCTGGACGAAGGCCTTGATGCCACCGGTATCGTCGAAGATCCACCGCTGGAAGGTCTCCTGAGCGCGGATGGGGATCTTCCTCCATCCGATCCGATTATCGGAGAACCGGGAGCGCTTCTTGGGGTCCTTCTCCCACGGACCCACCCGGCGCTTGTAGACGACCTCGTGCCAACTCCACCCGTAGGGGAGCATGGTGAGGACCTCGGTGATGAGTTCGTCCCACGTCGTGGACATGTCCTCCATGCACTGCTCGACGAACTCGGCAGCCTTCTGGTCCTCGGAGTTCTGGGAGGCTGGCTCCACACGCCAGTCGATCTGACGCAGGAGGCGGTCCACGGAGAAGAGCAGGGACCCGATGACCGGATCGTTGTCGGCCATCTCCCGGAAGACCTGAATGGCCTTCCTGCCCTTCAGTTGGGGCAGGAACTCCTCGTCCACGTACCCGGCAGTACGCCGCAGGCCGGTGGCACCCAGTTCGATCATGGGAGAGACGTTCTTCGGTACCGGGACGCCCGGGAGCATGTCCATGCCACCCTCATACACCGAAGCACTCATACGTCAATCCTCTCAGAGATGTCAGACCAGAAGCGAGAGTGATTCCGGGTCCTCGGACTTCCGGAACACCTCACCCTGAGTCGGGGAGAACATCTCCTCCAACTTGGTCGGGATGTTGTCGCGCTTCACGGTGATCGGCCCAGCGGGCTTCCCACCCCAGCCCATGACCTTGAAGGCCAGAGCGAACGAGCAGACCTCGTCAGGAAGGTGGTACTCCTGACCGCTCTTGTAGAGGTCACCCACCTGACAGTATTTGTGCGCAAGGTGAGCCGTCTTGATGCGAGGAGCGATCATCTGCCCCTTCTCGACGGCGTTGACGTACTCAGTCAGCATGTTGTTCCGGGTCTGGCCGGTCATGATGAACGAACGCGCTCGGGTATCCACGTAGTCGTTAACCACATTGCCAAGTCCAGTGCCGTCATGAATAGCAGCCGCAGAATAGCGCTGAATGACATCGTTGAACCATCCGATCATCTGAGGGTACGGCCTGCGGTTCACCCGCATGTAGTACACCAGTTCGTACGGATTCCGGTCGGACCGCCACACGGAGATGACCGTGTAGTCCTGCTCCTTTCCCCAGTCGGCGGCAGCGACGTAGTCACCATCCCTCTCGTACTCAGCAAAGGTGTACTCCTCGAAGTCCTTGCTGATCTTCTCGGTGAGAGGCTCCAGTTCCCGGGAGAACATCTTCTCGACCGCCTCCGTGTCGAAGGCACGGTTGCCGATGGCAGGCTCACCGAGTTCGTACTCCGTGCGCCACATCTCGGCGGGGATCTCCCGCTTCTTCTGGTCGATGGTCTCCTGAGCCAGCCATCCGTCGATGGGGTTGGCCGAGCACTGGTAGCACCACTGGATGACCGGCAGTTCCCTCTCCTCGAAGCGACGACGCACCTCGGTGAACGTTCCCTCGGGGTTCTGCCACGTCGAGCACATGACCGTGTAGGGCTGGAGGATGTCGCCCATGTAGTTCTTCTGGGGCATGGGCTGGCCGAGGGCCGCATCGAGGATGTCGATGTCCATCTCATCGATCTCGTCGAGGATGAGGAACGGCGGGTGAGGACCACGGACAGTCTTCTGGGACGCGGTCAGCGGTCGGATCTTGGCCTTATTGCTAAGTTTCAACAGGGTCTGGGACTCGGTCTCGATCATGTACCGAGGGGAGTTCTTGTAGTCCAGCGCCGCCCTCATGTGGATGTGGAGGTTCTGGGACTGGGAGAGCGAGCCGCCCAGCAGGTTTACGTCTGATCCCAGCAGGAAGGCCTTGGTGATCCCCAGAATAGACAGCATGAAGGACTTGCCAGACAGACCTCGCGAGCCATGCCACAGTGCGATGGAACCGCCCCTGTTGAAGTAGGCGTCGGCAAACGCGGTGAAGGGGGCCGTGTGATCGGGATTGCCACAGGTGTGGCGGGGGATGACGACTCCCCACATGGTGTTGACGGTCTGCCAGAGTTCGTCGTCATTCTCCGGGAGCCTTCCTAGGACGAACGCCATCAGTGGCCTTGCTTCTTGTAGTACTCGATCTGCCTCAGACGCTTGAGAGCCTGCTCGCGCGTGGCGGGCTTGGACAGCGCCTTGCCCTTCTTGGACTGGACGATCCAGCCCTCCTTGGTCTCCACGAGCACTTTGTGGACGACGCCGGTCATCCTCTTCTCGAAGAGCGTGCCCTGCTCCCACTTCTCAGGCGGCTTGGGCTTGTCGGGCAGGAAGGTGACCCGGGAGCGATGAGCCGCACGACTGGCCACCCCCTCCTCCTCGAAGTGGACCGTGTCTCCATCGATACGGATGATCCGCCTCTTGCCCTTCAGGTTCCTGATGATGCCGTAGCGAGGGAAGGACTTCATCACCCCGAACGCGTCTCTCACGGCGTCGTGACCTCTCCCTCAGCCGCCCCGGTCGTCTGCGACGTCGCAACTGCACGCCCAGATGGCATCTCGAACTGCTTCCCGGATCGATGAATGCCAATGGGAGTTGTGTGCCCGATGCGCGCCATGAGGGAGTTCTGGCTCGCAACCGAGGTGACGATGCCGTGCTTGACCCGGGTCCCGTAGCCCCAGTCGCCTAGGACCCGCACCTCTGTGCCAACCTTGTAGAACTTCATCGGGGCACCGGCCTATTGAGCGGGAAACTGAACTTCACCTTGGGGGAAGGCCTGTAGGTAGGGTCGTAGGCATCCCCGGACAGCCCTGAGCGATGACGGTCGTAGGACTTGATCTGGTCTTTGGCCCCCTGAGCCATCCCAGTCTGGCCTCCGATGTCCAGACAGTGGATGTGGGGAGCGAACCCCTGCGAGGGCTGGCGGTACCACGCAGCCATACCCGCGTCCTTGAGACAGCGCACGAGGTACTGGCGTTGGTTCTCGTTCATGTGCCACGTCCTCAGGTCAGCCGCTCCAGCCCCTGAGTGGGTGCCAGCCGAGGCTGAGTAGGCCGTGGACCACGATCCCTGAGTCGGGATGATGGACACGCCCGGGTACCGCTTCTGCATCTTCTTCTCGGCCCAGCGCATGGCGTTGCGATGGCGGGCGGTGAATCTCTCGCCTCGCCACCACACCTTGCTGTAGGCAGTCTCCTTGGCCATCAGGCCTCCTCGAAGTCGAACTCCAACTGCTCGTACATCACTCCACCCCGCGCCCGTAGCGGGTGTCAGCGGGGTTGAGCCAGTTGATGATGATGGGGACGGCAACAGCCATGGCACCGATCAGCCACGTCTGCCATGCGTCGAAACTAATCTGTCCGTCCTGTGTCCACGTCAGCAGGGCTGCGCCGAACAGGAAGGCGAGGAACACCTTGAGGGCCGACCCCAGCGGGGTGGTCGCAAGCCAAGCACCGAACTTGTCCATTGTCATGCCTCTCTCTCTTCTTGATTGTCCCAGTGTCGTCTACTGGTACGTGCCCTTCTGCCCGAACTGCAGGCGGTTGCCCCGATCCGAGGACCACTCCTGCCTGACCGTGTTGATCCGCCCATGCCGCTCGGTCTTGCCCTCCCCGTCGTTGCGCGAGCCCAGCCGCAGGGCGTTGCGGAGCGCCTCAAGGACCCCCGACCCCCACAGGCTGAGGGTGCCGCATCCGAAGATCTTCTCCCAGTAGTCCTCCTCGTTGTCCAGCACCTCCATGTGGACCACGCTGGTTGTATCCCCGGCTGCCACGGCGTGCAGGCCAGTACCGCGAGAGGTCAGCCACGCGTTGGTCTTGGTCTCGGACTCGGCGTAGGTGTTGTTAACCGGGTCGATCCAGTAGACGGGAGAGACGTCGTCCTCATGCGCTGTCGGGGATTCTGGGGTGACCGTGATCCGTCCGTTGAACTCGCCTGACCGGGCGAGCATGGTGTACCCGCGTGGCCAGTTGGTTGGCACCTGATACTCGTCATCAGCCCAAGCGAGGGTGTCGCCGTCTGTCAGCAGCCTTCGGTAGTAGAGGCTGTTCTTGTCGCTGGTGCCACCGTCCTTGATCTTGTAGGAGTGGTGGTAGGACTCCGGGTATTCGTAGTCGGAGATGATCGATATGTACATGTCGTCAGGCCCGCACATGCCCGACATGAACTGTCCGCTGGAGTAGAAGGAGACTCCGTCTACGATCCACGGAGTCGACTCCCCGGCGCTGATGTCTCCTGTCAGGGTATCCACGACATATAGGGTCTGCTCGAAATGCGCTCCGCTGTAGGAGTAGCCACCAGTACTGATGACAGCCCTGCGGTCCCCCAACCAGTTGTAGGCAATCGGGTAACCGCTGTTGTTGTAGTACGACCTCATCCAGTCAGTCTGTAGGTACTTTAGCCATTGAACAGTGAAGGCGTCCCCTTCAGTGCTGATGCCTGCAACGACGATGATCTTGTGGTTGTTGTCGGCGTAAACATCATCGACCCCGAGGATCAGGTTCTCGGACACGACACTGCTGTACGCGCTGCCCAGCATTATGGTCGTCACGCTAGATCCCGGCACGTAGCCGCTCCAGTCGGCTACAACGCTACCGTCATTCGTGTTGATCAGGTGAGTCACGCCGTGTGTTGCGCACCTGACCACTACCCGGTCATCAGAGACAATGTGATACAGGTCTGAGTTTGCATGGCCGATGTTCTTCCAGACGAAGTGCCAGAGTTGGTCTCCTGTATTAGCGTCCAACCCAAATGACTCTCCCCAGTACACGGGATTGACGTTCGTATCTGAACTGTAATAGGACTTGGTGGCGATTACGTTTCCGCTGGGGGAGACGAGCAGCATCCCCCAAGCAGCGCTTCCTAGCGAAATGCAGCAGTTGTTCTTGACTAGAGTCCAAGTGATAGTCGAGCCATTCGTAGTCACTCTGTACAGGTCGTTGGTCGGATTCGCTGCTGGAGGAAAGGCCGCTGAACTGTCGCATACGATGAAGAAGTTCTTTCCTCTACCCCATCCGGTTCTTCCCCCTGCTCCTCCAGCATTGACTGGAGGAGCATTGATACTGATGATCGTGCCCGGATCGTCGCAATGCCTGAGCCCATAGCCTCCTTGTTCAGAGGTAGCGTAGTACCCGTTGTCAAAGATGTAATAGGC